TCTCCAAATAAACTAAATTGCCAAAAAGGTTTGCTATTAAAAATACCAGTCGGAGTTGTTAATTCGATACATTGAAAGTCCTCTCTACCTCTGAACATACACAACCTAATACATCCGCAATCTATTGACATCTTTTATTTTTTTAAATTAGTTTCATATGTTGTTACACATGCTTTGCAGCATGATTTTCCATCTTTAGCTGTTCTTTTTTCACATCCGCAGCTTAACTTTCTTCCACAATTTAAACATTTTCTTACTGACATATTGGTTGGTTTTTAACATGTTTTACAATTTAACTTATCTAAAAGTTTTACAGCGAAATTAAATAAATCCATTCCTTTTTTAGCTTCATGACATAATTCTACCATTGCCTTAGCAGCATCAAGATACCCTTTTATTTTTAATAACTCATGTAACTTATCTGCTTTTTCTTTAGGTGGATCGCATGGTGCTAATTCTAATTCACATAACTTCTTGTAATACTTTTCTAAAGCCTTTGTTATTCTTAAATGATTATATTCTACATAAACAATCTCATTAGGGGAAACACTATATTTAATTACATAAATACCGTCAGGCAAACAATTATAATTACTGCCACAACCAGTTGTTTGTAAACCTAAATCACAAGCTGTAAAAGTTCTAGAAAAACCAGAATTAATTGCAGGTATTGTTGTATCATTGAAAGTAGCAGCGCTAACAAATCCCGGAGGTAATATCTGCAATGTAGCACATGATACAAGAATTAAATCTGAATACACACTAGTATCTTGAATTGTCAGTCCCCAATCGCTTGTAGTATCAGGAATATGTAAACTTAATTTATGTTTCATAATATTTTAAATTAAAAAAAAGGGATAGGATAAAACCCCATCCCCTTTATAGAATATCAATACCTAATATTATGGTAATGGTAACGCAGCAACTGCACAAGGTGTGTGACAGAAAGAATTACTAATTTCACCATTTAATGCAATTTCGGCTAACAACTCGGAACCAAGAGGGTTTCCCGCATTATCCATCCAAGTTGCTACAAAAAGTTCTAAATCACCAGCAATTATTCCAGACGGTACGTAGATAACTAAATCATACTGATCGTTATCAAATACAGCTGTTGGATTGTTGTAACGAGGCACTGAGTGTTGCAATACATACTTAGTATAGAAAAGACTTCTATCTAAAGCATCTCTCAAATCATTACCTTGAGTAATTTCACGAATACGTGGATCAGTAGAGAATGTATTTTGCAAATAAGATTCTGCTAAAATAAGTTCTTTAAGGTAGGTATCTCCAAAACCTTGTCCACCAAAACCACAACATTCTGTTTCAACACAAAGTCCTTTAAATGTACAAGGATTTCCGTCTTCATCAGTTAATGAAATATCCATTTGTACAATTTCTTTATTAAAGAAATCAGAAACTTGGAATGAACATGTTTGGAATATTGTATCAACGTATGCCCCGGTTAAACGCATACCACCTAAAGCACCAGCAATATGTCCTGTTGATACATAGTTAGTCCACACTTGAGATGCAGGCCATCCAGCAGCAACAGCTTCAGCTGCTGTAGCAAAATAAGGAATTCCTGTTTCTGTAAATACTATAGGACGAATAAAATCTTTTAAATATGGAGACTCAATAATCTGAGTAGCCCAGTCAATAAATACTAATGTAGAATCTACCGCTGTTGGAGCAATAGCATCATCAGGACAACATCCTGTATAAGCTGCTAACGATCTATAAGCGTCGTGATTTAATACACGTAAAACTGGAGAACCATTAAGATTAATAAATAGGTTGTAAGTTTCTCCACAAAGAAATTCAAACTCACATGTTTGAACTCCGTAAGATTCAATAGTGAATGTAGGATCAGTATCACAAGCTAAAGCTGGATCAGATGTAGTATCTAATGTAAGAACATTCGTAGCAACATATCCAGAACCTACTTGATTTTCAACTACTGAAACAACAACCCCACCTAGAATTTCAATATCTACTGTAAATCCTGTACCAGCACCTCCTGTAGTAGGAACGTTAGTATAAACTCCATTAGCAGCACAGTTTACACCAGCTGATAAAATAGATAAAGAAGTGCCTGGTTGAAAGTTTGTAACACCAACGTGCACAATTGACTGTTCAGGAACTGCATCACACATTTTATAAAAGTTGTGAATAAACTTTGGATTGATATACTTAGACTTGTTAGACTCAGAATAACCTCCGTGAAATGGTCCTTGTTTGTCATTTACTTTAACTGATGCACCTGCTAAGATAAGCGGTTGCCCTGTAGTAACTTCAGTAGAAGCTAAGTTTACAGATAAGTAAGTGTTCTTGTTAAAGAACCCATAAGGAAGTCCACCAGGACCTGCGTCTGCAATTCCTCGTAAAGCAGATGTAGGAACACCAGCATCAGTCACAAGACCATCTGATGTAACAACTCCAGCATAAGTACCCGATTTTATTGTACCAGGGAATACTTTTTTGAAAGCATGATTAAAATAACTCATTTTTCTTTTTTTTAATTAATAAACATTACACATATAATATAATAAATAAATAGTTATAAAACAACTACTACTTTATTTTTTTAATTTTTAATAATTAGCATTAACAATTAGGCGGCATTTTAGCTTTGCTTCCTTTATTTGGATTAGCCATACCTCCAGTTTTATACTGCTTCATATTACCTTTTTTGTATTCCATCAAGTCTTTGTTTTGCATTATCATCGAAGGTTTTTTAGCCATACCCATTTTAGCTTTGGGTTCATAACCAAGAGTACCGCCTGCTTTTATCCTAAAGAGACTTCTCCAACCTCTATTATTGTTATTGCTGTTTCTAGTGCTCTGTTCGTTATTTCTATTATTTCCACTAGATTGATCAGCATTACCACCTCTTGCGCTAGATCCTGAGCTAGATCCTGAGCCAGCTTGATTTGTACTTCGAGTTGTTGGATTAGCTTGAGAACCTGAAGAAGTACTAGTTGTTTTATTTTTTGTACTATTATCGGTATTAGTAGTAGTTGATGTACTAGTTGATGTCGATAGATTTTTAGGACCCTTATCTACTCTTCGCGATCTACCTGTTTTAATTGCTTCGCTAACTTCTCTTCTGTTAGTAGATTTTTTATCTTTAGTAGATTCATAACCTTCCATTCTAGAGCGTGTGTCTTTATTTACAGCTCTAATGTTCTTTTGTTCTTCTCTAGCTAATTGTTTTTCCCGATCTCTTTCTCCTTTAGCTTTTTCTAAATCGACCCTAGCTCGATTTTTAGCAGCTCTATTTGCAATTCTTGCTGCATTAACTTCTTGTCTAGCTGTAATTCTATCAGCTCTTTTTCTTGGATTTGGCATTTTTCTTTAGTTTTAAATTATACAAACATTTTAATTATTACTTTCTACTGACTTCTCTGCAATTTGAACTGAAGTTATATATTCAATATCGCCTGATAAGATTTTAACACACTCGTCTATAAGAAGTTCAACGATATCATCTTTAAATTCAGATTCAACATCAACAGTAGAAACCAACCCTGTATATGGATTGGTTATACCTTGAAATTCTATTCTAGTTGGTTGTTTGTAATATTGAAGCTTAGCGTCAATTACCTCAAACTCATTGTTAGTGTATATTTTTATTTCATTATTAGCCATTGTGATAAATGTCTCACCCCAATCAAAACTAGGTTTTAAATTAGGATCTTTTAAATACAAATCTATATTGGCCTCTTCTACTAAATATACTACAAATTTATTACTTTCGCAACACTTAGTTTTTCCTTTAAAAGAAACTCTTTTATATTCAAAATAATTTAAAGGAAAATTAGCAGATCCATAGTACAAATCTTTTTTAACCATATTTAGATCAAACTCTCTTAAAAGGATTTGTAAATCATCAATCCTTCTTTTAGTTTGTTCATCACCAGTTTGTTTTGAATTTGAACCATGGAGCTGCCTTCTTGACCAATCTACAGAACCTTTATTGAACGCTTCAACAATTTGCCAGTCTTGAACATTATCATAGTCATCGCTAGCTAATTTATTCAGCCTTTGTTTTACTTTTAGCTTTATTGTTAAATTGTTCATAGTTTATATAATTTAAGATGACCAAGTGTCTTCTGTTCGATCTTGTAGTTTTACTAATATATCTTCGTTGAGAGGATTTGTCAAATATTCATAAACCTCCGATGAGTTCCTACCTAACATTACGTTTTCAGGATTTGAATAAAGAAGCCCGTCTCCTTTTAATATAATAAATTTATAGAAAGTTGAATCTTTAATTATAGAACGAACTTTCAATTCCTGCATATCTTTAGAGCAAAAATCTATAAAGGTTTGAGAAGCAGTCTTAATATTTGATTCATGATGATAACCATTTATATATTCATCTAAATAGTCATAAATTGTATCAGCTAGAGTATGATTCTTATACTGCATACTATTTGTACTAATTAGCTTAGTAATATAAAATAACTTTCTTGGCATTTCATCTGAAATTTCATCAAGAAGCGAAAGCGCTTTATTTTTAATTTTAGAAACTGTAGCTTTTTTACTAGTAGTTTCAATATGACGATCTAAATACCATTTTCTTTTATGCAATCCAGATATACAATCTTCTTTACTTTTTGCTACTAATGGAAATCCTCCAGCTTCAATAGCTAATACTTTAAGAAGATCTTCTGTTTTACTTACAGGATCGAGTATTATTGTTTTGTTTTCGCACTCTATTGTTATAGTGCTCCAGAACTCAGTGTTGTTTGGCTTATAAGTTTGAACTTTATTCCAAAATTCTACATCATCAATATCAATAACATTGTAATGTTTTTCAAACTCTAACATCGCAACAATACTTCTTATTTCTTTTATTTTAGCAGCTTTAACTTCTGGATTCGTAATTCCCTTAACTTCAGGAGCAGACTCATCTAGTCCATTGAGATATCTAATTCTACCATTTTGTTCTACGCAGGCAATTCCCTCTCTTTGATAAGTTCCTGGAAAAACAACCATTTCGTAATCTTCTAAACCCATGTTAGAAATAGATCTGTCTAGATAAGGCTTAATAGTAATCCTTCCTGACTTTTGCAATTTTTCTTTAATTTCTTCAATCATTTTGTTGGTTTTTATGTATTTGACTTTATTTAAAAACCCCCCGGTACAATACCGAGGGGATTTATATTTTACTAATTACAAGCTGAAACCTGTAATCGGGTTACGCATAACAATCTTTAATACCTTTGTTGGATCTTCAACCCAAATAGCAGGCATTGCTTGTGTCATATAAACACGGTATCCATTGAATTGACCTGATGATTGGAACCCTTGAGTTCTTCCCATGTAATCCATAGTACCATTTTGATACCACCATTTTAATTCAGAATCCCATTTCTTGCGAAGCAATTTAATGTTATCACTTCCGTTCTCAGTTACATCAAAAATAATGTATGAATAAGAAGAAAGTGGGTATCCATCAATAATTGGATTCTCAACTTTATTTTGGTGAACGTTATCAAACGCTGGATTCAATACAAACTTAACATTCGCTAAAAATGGAATGTGGTAAGATGTAAAAGCAAATCCAAAATTCAAGTCCATTGCTTCACCAGAGATAGCACCAATACCACCTTGATCTCCACGAATACTGAATCCTGACGCTACAGCTTCTCTAAGAACTGAATCACTAATCATTTTCATACCAGCAATACCAGTTTGTACAATCAATTCACGTTTTGAGTCAGGTCCTTCAAATTCTACTTTACCTCTAAAGAAGTTAAGAATTTCAGATCTAAACATATCTAAACGGAAATCTACTTTATTATAAACTTTCTTGAAAGCGTTATCAAGCTGTTTCCATAGACCGACAGAAAGACGTAAATCATCTGGGCCATCTTGCTTAATTCTACCTCCTTTACCCCACATAAGGTAAGTTTCAATATCGTATGCAATTTTAGAAAGGTGAGCTGCTTCTAATTTAGTCATGAAAGTCTTAACAAGATCTCCATTTTCTACAGCTGTTTTTACATAAGATGAACCTTTAGCCTCAATCATTCCATCAAGTGTGTTAATTGAAGGATCGATACTTTTGTCAAAAGAACGCCAGATTTCAGTTACAGGAACCTTACCGTCAATTGTCATACCACCTTTTTCCATTAACTTAGCTCTAGAAGAAACTGAGTAATGTACGTGAGCCTCAGCATTACCTACATAGTTGTAGAATTCACGAGATGATGCTGATGTAGTCATGTCAGAGAAACGTTCACCATATTCACCTCTAGCTGAAGTAACTCGGAAGTATTCAGTGTTACACTCTAAATAAGCTGAATCCAAAAATGCAGCTGAATCATTATTTACAAGTTGAACTGTGTATATTACACCATCACCTAAATCTAAGATATCGTCTGCTGTAATGTAAAGTTCAAGACCATTGTATTTATCATAAGTGATAATATCACCGTGACCAAATACACGCTTGTTTAACTTGATTCTAAAAGTAGTACCATCGATACCTTTTTGCTCATTACCTGGTTCAATATCATCAGTAATGTAAGGCAATTCCTCAGATACTGGAGTTCTCCATGTAAACTCTCCATTTGGATGTTCTACATCAATTACGTTTTTACCATTAAATGATGACATTTGATAAAGAGGCATTTCAACTTTTTGCATTTGAGCCCACATATCAATTGGACCTAAATCATCAGGTTTTGCATCTTTCATCAAATTCATCAAATGGTAGCTGTCCACATGAGAAGATGCAACGTATAAGTTGTCTCTCAAAAATAGTCCATTGTTTAAACTTGGTGTCATTTTTATTTGTATTTATTAGTTACTAATTAATCTCTAGAGAATATATTTCTCGAACCTCTCCTTGCTGGGATATCTTTTCGAGATGCAGGGATACCTCTAGACTCTCCCTGTGATGATGAAGAAATTTTACGTTCTCCTTCTGCTGTTTTTAAACTTCGTACTGTTTTTGAAATTGCTTCTTTTTCTCCAATAGATTTAACAGAATTTCTATAACCGTTTGGATCTTTAAGCAACCACAAAGCTTCTAAAATCAAAGATTGATTTGTTGTGTCACCAACTTGATACTTTTCAAGTAAGTATCCCAACTCGTTTGTTGGATTACCTTCCCTATCTTGGTATTTAGTTGTGTCAACAATACCGTAGTACAATGCTGTTTGTATTTTATTGTCTAATCTTAAACCATTTAAAGATTCTTGATTTAAAGCATTAAATATATTTTCAGCATATTTCTTTTTTACAGACTCAACCTTCTTTCTTTTTTCTTCTTGTTCAATAAGCTTACCTTTCATTATCTCGGCTTGCTTTTTATCTAGCTTTGGTTTAAACTGAGATGCTTTTTTTTGTAAATCAGATCTATCGATATAATCAGATATTTCATCTTCAATTTCATCATCTGTTCCAAAATTAGTTTCTCTTAACCATTCTCGAACTATTCTTTCCTGATCTTCTGTTTTATCAAGAGATAATTCTGTTATTTCTTGAGAACGTGCTACGTTTTTAAGAACAGATGTAATATCAGTTCCGCCACTTAAAGCATATGATATAACATCTTGTAACTTAGGATCTAATTTTTTAAATACTTCTACCGGAGCAGACTGAGCTGTTTGATTTATCTTCTGTATAATATTTTGTTCAATCAACTCTTCTATATCATCTATAGTGTAATCTTCTACATTAGGAGAATCATCAAATAAATCGATTAAGCCTTTTTCTACAAGTTTTTGAATTGTTTCAACCAATGCAGGTTTTCTACCGCTTTTGGAAATAGGATCTTTTCCATCATATGAATTATCATCAAACTCTTCTTCTTTAGGATCACCAAGTATGTCACTTAAATCATCAGCTTTAGGCCTAGTTTGTTTATACTCGCCATCTTCATCATCATTTCCAGAATCAACTGGATTGTCAAGGAACGATGTGTCTACTCTAGAACTTGACATTACAGATTTTTTTGAGTCTTCATCTGGAGCAATTACTGTAGCAGCTTTTGTTCCTAACAATTCATCTAAATCTGAATACTCTACTTCTTTTAAAGAAGACACTGTTTTTTCTTTATCACTCATCATTGTTGGTTTTTATGTATTTGACTTATTATTAATGTACGCAAATTATTTTAGTTTAAACATAATTTATTTAAACTAATTTATTTTATGTGTTAAAAAGTTGGGAGTATATAACTAAAAACATTTTTATACAAAACTTTTTAATTTTTATTTTTTTTAGCTTTTATTTCGGAAGCTGTTTGATTTTCTCTTGCTACTTTTAATTTTATATTAGAATCATTTCGCATAACATCTAATTTTTCTCTTTCAATATCTAATTTTTTATTAGCAATTTGAGTTTTATTAGCATCCGCAGCCCTTTGAACATTCATTGTAGCTTGATATTCTTCACTAGATTTTAATTCTTCCATAGCATCCATAAAGTCGGATTGTTTGTTTTCATTCATATCTTGCATTGCTCCGAATCCAGATGCTCTAATTTCTGCAACGAGTAAATCTTTTCTTCTTTCTTTTTCAGCTTCTCTAGCTTTAAAGTCTTGTTCCATTTTTTGCTCAAACTTTTTAGCCTCAATTTCTTTGTCTTTGAGCTCTTGTTCTTGTTGAGCTTGCATTTGAGCTCTTTGTTGAGCTTTATCATCTAGTTCTTTCAGCTTATTATTTAAAGCTCCTAGAGACATTGGATTTATTAATTGACCTAATTCATATATAGAAGCCCCTGTTGTATTATTGTTAATAGCAAGACTTTGTATTTTTTCCATTACAGCTCTGTGATTAGCGTTGGTTTCGCAAAAAACATTAATATCTCTTAATAATAAATCTGTTCCATTTATTTCAAAAAATTGTCTTTCATCTGGAGAAACTAAAGACTGCAACCTAAAAGATGCTTTTTTGCTATGATAATGCTGAGCTAAATCAGTACGCATTTGATGAACTCTAGGCATTAAGTAATCTGAGTGTTGTATGAAGTATATTTCTGTTTGTGCATAAGAACCTGCAACAGCTTGCTCAACTGCTCTAGCGCTATCTGTCTGTCCAATCTGTTGACCCAAACGTTGAGGTGTAATACCAATAACCTCTAAAGCTTGTTGTTTAAAGAAATTGGCAAGTTGGATTCTACTCATTAATCTATTACTTTGTTCTAAATTCAAAGTTTGAAAATGCTGCATATTTAATGCATTTTCTGTATTTGATATAGATGTATCAAAAGGTAGTATACTGAAATCTTTCATTGCTACATACGCTTTTGCATAATTACCTTTACCCCAGTCTTCTCCTAAAGAGTGTTTTGGAAGAGCGTTTTGATCTAATGCTATAACTGTACCTATTTCATCTATAAGAATATCGGCAATTTGATTATTAACTAAGTTAAATCCAATCTGAGCAGGCTTCATTAAATCAACTAAAGCTGTTGACTTTGTATTTCTTTCTGTAAATACTTTTCCTTCTACAGGCAATTTACAACCGTATAATGATTCTTCTCCTTTAAATTGAAACTTAAGAGGGCCTATCTTATTAGAATTAATGCCAATATATATAGGGGCAAATTCATCAGTAAATCTAGTGTCTTGAAACATCATTCTGTTTGGTCCAATCTTCACGCCTCCATAAACTTGGTTTATCCAAATCCATTCTATATGATCTCCAAATACTAACGTTTCAGCAGTTTTTTCATTTGAATATTTTGTTTGATATATTGGTTCATTTGCAACTACATAAGATTCGTCAACTATTTCTACAATTACCTGACCTCCCTCGTTAATACTTGTTAAGTATCCAACTTTACGTTGAGACTTCCAATAAGCGGTTGTTACTCGTAGCATTTGGTGATCATGTAATATACCGGTATGTTCACTTTGTCCAATTATCCAAGAAACAATATCATCTGGATTGTAAGCATTTTCATTATAGGACAACCATTTTTTCATCTGTAGAGATGGATCTAAATTCTTTTCATGCGATACTTCTGGATTATAATAAGAACCATCGTTTTGCATACCGTTTAATAAATACCTACCTGCTCTAACCGGGTGTAATGTCTCTAAAGAATACAATTGTTCTTCATTTAAGTTTGGCCCGTAAAAGTCAATAACATCTGATATTGTGAGCATATCTATTTTACCAACCCAGCTACCTTGAGATATATATCTAACATCTGGTGACTTATGATAAAAAGTAAGAACCGGGTTCCATAACTCTATATCATAGTCATCTTCCATCATTTTAAAATGCCAAAATTCCCTATCTGTAATAAGCATATCACGGAAAGCAATTTCTTCAAGCTCGTCCATTCTAAATCTACTAACATCTATTTCATGTTGTTTAGCAGCCCACTGCTCAGCCAAAGTCCTATAACTTTTAGAATAAAAACTTTCTATTTCTGGTAGTTTTTTTAAAGCATCTGGATTTAAACTTTGCTGAGCTTCTTCGGAATTTGGATCCATGCCCATTTCTACCATTTTAGCAACAAGTTTCGATTGAGCATCTTCTAATAAGACTTTTTCTATATCTTCCATTTTGGAGTTTAGAACATCATTATAGGTATACTCATCAACAGCTCTATAGTCAACCCTACTATTTCTTTTTGCAAATTCGGCAGTTAATACATTAATTACATTTGGAATAATTGGGTAAAACTTAATTTCCATAGCAGAATCAGTATTATAAGATTGAATACTATCTGTTGATAATATATCAACTAATTCTGTCATATCATTAACATTGCTTTCTGGAATATAATCTCCTTTATCGATTGTGCCTTTAGCAAGCTTATAGTTTTTCATAAGCCTTTTAGCATTGTAACTAAGTTGCTTAACACCTTGCCATTCTAACCAATCTAAATTGTGCATAGCCCAATCTTGATCTTTTTCATATTTTGTTAAAAATTGAATAGGTTGGGTAAAGGAATTAAAACCTCTCTTGTCGATTTTACCTTCACCTTTTTTAATTTGTAATGCGTTTTTAATTTGCATAATTAGTTTATTCTTCTAAAAGGGTTTCTATTCTTGTTTGAGCTAAATGCGCTTTTGTTACTACCTATATTTTTAAAAGGCGTACTCCTATTAAATTTATAAATTTTATTTGAGTTTTCCAAGTAATTAACATCTTCTGTTTCAACTTTCTTCATAAACCCTTTGTTTGCGTTTTGTAATTTTACAAAAGATATAAGCGCTGCTAACGATATTAATCTATCTACGTTGAGTCCATGTTCATACTGAGACATTTCTTCTAAAGCCATATAATCAGGCAGTCTGGTTATTCCAAAAGTCACACTAGTTACATCACCATTTTCATTAGTTTCTTCATATATTTTTTCTTTAAGAAACTCAATTAAGTATGTTAATAGGTTTTTAGCAAATATAGTTCCTGTGTTTTTCCATCCAAATTCTTGATGTGTTGATTTATTATAACCAAGTTCCTTTAGAAATACCATCTCCGCTTTAGGGACTAGATATTTTTGAAGCCTATTTTGAATCATGTATAGAATAAATAAAGAAACGTTTGCTTCTACTAAAGTCCAGGCGTTATACCATCTAATAATTAATTCTAATCGCTTATGTGTATCATTAATATCATCAAATCTTCCGGCCCACGAGCATACAATTTTATCACCTTCAACATATGTTTCAGTTCTTCCATTCTTAACTTTAGTTATTTGTATAGGATTTTTATAAATAAAAATAGAACATAAAGATTCAGAAGAAGTGGTTTTTCCTTCTGAGACAGGATCGACAGATCCATAATATGTACCCCATTTAGGATTATCATCATCAGGTCTTTCCCATACTTGAATACTTCCTGTTTTGTCTTCTTTTTTCTTATCTACAGGAAATTCTAATATTGGAGGTTTTTTAGTTAATTTAGCTTCTATTTTATTATCAGCAGTTTCGTTAAGTTCAACTAGCTCGTAAGGATGCAATCCATCTTGTATATTTAATTTTTGATTTTCAACTAAATGTAATGGAAACCTTGACTCACTTCTAGCAGCGAAAGCTACTTCCATGTTTATAGGTCTTTGCGACTTTCTAATTTGAGCAATATTTGGTTCTAAATCTCTTTCCCATTCTTTATAAAGCTCTTCTAATCTTTCTTTAGCTTCAGCAACTAAACTGTTTCCATACTGATCAATAAACGGAGGCATTGAATAATGTTCAGGAATAAACATTCCTGTTTCTTGAATCGTACCTTTAAAGTTTACCCATTTATTTTTTATTGTATAAAAGTTATTAGCTTTTGCTTTATACATATAATTTTTAAGTGGCTTACACTGATCTAAATCTCCTACGGTACCAGCTGCAGCAAAAAATCCAGTTGTAATATCACCGGCTTCCATAGCAGGTAAAAGAAACTCAAAGGTTTTATCCATGCGGGGGGCAATACCAGCTTCTTCATAAAAAAACATAGTAGTTAAACCCCCTACACCTGCTGTATCAGATTGCTGAAAGGACATAGATTGTAATGTTCCCATCAAACCTACGTCATACTTTCTTCCATTTTCATTAACTTCTTGTTTTTGAATCCATTCGCCAACAATACCTGGATTCATTTCTCTAGTCCAGGCTGTGTTTTTATTTAAAAACGTTCTGTACATTTGAGCAAACTTCCAGGATCCGTTTACTCCGGTAAGGTATGCTTCTAAAGAAGCTCCCATCTTTAATACAGGAGAGTCTTCAAACCATAGAATATTTATTAGTTTAGCAACGTGATATAACGAAGATCCAAACTGTCGTTTCTTTAGGACAACTGCTTGCATGTGTTTTAATTCAGCAATACATTCGTATAAAGACATCCATATTTGAGTGTCCCAAATATCATTAAACCTACGTTTCTTTTTTACTTTATCAACAATTTCTAAAAAATTAATCCAAAAGTAATAATCTCTAGGTAAGTACCATTCCTTATCTCCTCTAATATAAAAAACTCCTTTTTTACTTTTTAATTTTTCCCAATTCCAATAATCTTCAAAGTCTATAGTTCCTTCAAGATAATCACAATAGTAACCGTCTTTTTCAAATTTAAGAGCCTGACTTTTAAATTCATTTACAATATCATCTAATTCATACTCACCAGGTTCTTTAAATAATTCAGATTCCAATTTATTCGCAAAAGCTTCTCTTGATTCAAAAGAAGTGAATTCCCAATTTCCATTATTCCAAGTTGGTATGTTTTGATAAACTTCTCCTATATTTTTTGAATCTAATTGTATCATTGATTAGTTGTTATTGTAAATCGTACGGTAATTTAGAACTACCTCTAGTTTTTATTTTATTTTCTTCTTGAACATCTTCATAGACTCCTTTAAAAGATTCTCTTACATGTTTAAATTCTTTAGCTATTCTAAGCATAGAACCTACGTTACCATCTCTACCATCTGTAATTTCTGTAGTTTCTAAATAAGTATTTAGTCTTTCTAGCATAGCCTTGATCGCATTGTATGATTTCATTGTGGGAGTTGAATATAACTCTTTACATCTATCTACAGCATAAAGTATTTCAGGAGATTCAATATCAAATGTTGGCTGTAAGTCTCGCAGTATTTTTTCTTCACGATCTTCTTCAGCAATATTAAAATAAGGATTATCAGGACCTAAATAAGAAATATAATATATGTAACCAAATACTTTTGTGTAATCGTCTGGATATGTTTCTATTATTTTTTTAAGCCAGCTAATCATGTAACAATGCTCTGTAGGTTTTAAAACGCGACCTTCTATTTCAAATAATTTAATGTTCATTATACAATAATTGTTTTCTATTAATATTTAACCACTTAAACATAGCAATAACTTCTTTTTTTAAATAAGGTAGTTTTATTACATTTACCTTACTAATTATTGGTTCACCAGCAGCATCTAAAGCATAAACAGGATAACCATTATCATTTTGATTTTCTATTTCAAATTCAATATGATGTATTTCTAAATTACCTAATTCTAAATTGTAATTGTGCTTTAGCATCATAAACATATAAACACTTAATTGTAACGCGTAAGTATTAAACTCACAATCTTCTAAATGCCTTAATGGCCCTAACATCATTTTTTTAGTACCGTCCCAATATTTAAAACCTTCTGTTTTTATTTCTTTGTTAGTTTTATAGTCATAGATATCAATTCTATTACCAACTACTTCAACTCTATCCGCTTGACCACAAACACCAATAGATTTTAAATAAATTAAATGTTCAGGATATACTCCAGATGTAATAGTTTGTTCAGGAGCTAATTTAATACCGTTTTCAATTATAGGACTAATAATTGGAAGTTCGATGCCATCTCTTGTTATTGTATTACAAGATAATACATCTTTCTCTCTTTGATCGTGATACCAACTACCTAACTGAATAGCTCTTTTGTTTTCAGCGGCCCACATCTCAAGAATCTCTTCAGTAGTTTTTCCTTTGTATTTAGGATTTTTACCGGTAGCGCATTTTTCAGCAACAGCTTTTGAATCAAATGGCTCAACGAATTGATGAATTAATTTTGTTACACTAACCCATTCCGTTGTGCTTTCTTTATCTAAATTACTATACTTGTGGCCAACATCTTCAAATTTAATCATCGGTATCTGGGTTTAGTAAATCTAATTTATCAGCTTCAGCATCTGTTAAAACAGCATCCCATCTTCCTTCGGGGCATTCAGAAGAAAGACTTCTTAATTTAAATTTTAAACTACAACCGCATATTCCACAACAAGGAGCTGTTAAAGGAACTGCACAATGTTCACCAGTTGTGTCAAGAAACTCACAAACTTTGCATATCTTATTGCGCTCTTTAGCTATAGTTTCAATATTTTCTTTTTTAAAAATATTGTTTTTGATTCCTTCTAAAATAGCTTCTTTATTTTTCCAAATTTTTTTTAAAGATTTGCTCATTGTTATTATTTTTAATTAATTCTAAAAGTTTAATCTGTTTATCTAAAACAGTTTTATTTAAATTATACCGACTAATTGTTTTAAAATCTTTTTCTTTATTACTCTGCATTAAATAACTAATCGTATCTATAGAAGTTTTTAACTTATTTTGACTAACATAAAAAACACCTAATCCCGGAACTCTAATTCTATCTACATCTAAACTTTCTATTTTTTTTCTTAACTCAGAATAGTAAAAATCAATTATATCATTTACAAGTTCTTCGGATAAGTTTAATTTTGTTGATAGCTTTGGCGTAAGTTCTTTAGCTTTCTTCCACATGATATAATTTTAAATTAATCAAAACAGTTCCTTTGTTTAATAATTCTATAGAATCTGAAAGTTTAATAATTTTATTTCCTAAACCTTTTCTTATGATTAAATCATCCTTTATAGATTTAATTATAAAATTTCTAACTGTTTGAGGATTTCCAAATATTTCTTTTGTTACTATTTGTTCGCAAAAATCAGATATATTGATTTCATCCCACAAACCTAAATGCGCTAATGTATCAAGCTGAGCCGGACTAATTCTTATGTTGTTAGAAAAACAATAAAAATTAATTTGAAATCTAATAATATCAAATAAGCTCATCGATACTTTTTTATCAATGACTAAAGCTTTCATTATTCAGATTCTTTGTTTTTAGGACTTGTTAATTCTCCTAGCTTTACTTTAGCAATAAGCTCCCGTAATCTATATTCAGCAATTTCAGATTTAAGTTTATCGTGTTCATGCAACACTTTTAAATATAAAATTTGTTTCTCTAAGGACTTTATATTATCCTCTCTTAACTGAGTTATTTCTTCTGGAGAAAGTTTTTTGTTGGCTTCTGTGCTCATAATAAATTATTTATAATTTACTATAAAGATAATATAATAAACAATAAATAAAAAATATTTATTGTTTATTATTTTTTAGAAGAACTTTTTTTGCCATTTCTAGCTCTATTTTTTGACTGATCTTCTTGAGATGTTTTTCCAGATTTGCTATGGCTTTCATCTTTACCATCACCGTTACCATAAGTTCCTTTCTTATGATTTATTTTATTCAGTAGCGATCTATAAGCTTTTCTTGTTGCAGATTTATGGTACTTCTTATTATAAGCATTTTTTTTAGCAGCTGCTTCAGAGTTGTTTTGAAAATACTTTGCTGATTCAGATTTACCTTTAGTTGTTCCTGCTAATTTATTTCTTGCCATTTTTTAAATTAAAATATCGCTAGACTAAAAAGCCTAGCAATAAAATTATTAATTGCAACCTTTCGATGTACATCCTGAGCCTTTAGGAAGCGGCTTCATTTTAAAAATAGGAACAGCACCTTTTTTAAATCCTTTTCTTTTTGGTGGTTTACCTGAGCTTTCTGTAACCATCCCCATTTCAGCTTTTTTAATAATACCTTTTTTTGCCACAGGTGTTTTTTTAGTTACCATACCCATTTTAGCTTTAGGTTTAGATTTTACTGAACCTTTAGCAACGCTTACTTTTTTCATTGTTTTCATTTTATTTATTTTATTTATTTTATTTTTTTAACAGTTCCATTTTTTTAATGCAAGCGCTTTTCTTGTAGGCCTGCCTTTTTCATCTTTCATAGGTCCTTTTACCCCAGACATTCTAGCGCAAAAACTTTTCCTTCTTTTAGCATCTTTACTTTCAGGATTAAGCTTAGACGGTTTTTTTGTAACAGCAGTTTTTAACTTGCTCCCAGGATTAGCTGCTCTATAGGAAGCAACTCCTTTAGCATTTAATCCACCAGATTTAGATTTACCTTCCTTTCTAGTCCAAGCTGGCGTAGACCCTCCTTTTTTCATTTTATGATCAGAGTCTTTCATAATAGTTCCATCTGGCATCTTATGATATCCTTTAGGAATCTTATTATTACTTTTTAATTTACTTTGCGCCATTACTTTTTCTTTTTAGGTTTAGGCTTTTTCATATTACGTCCTACATTCATACCTGCTTGAAAAGATTTTTTAACCTTATCACCGCATTCTGACTTTTTTGTTTTCTTACTTGATGTTGCCATTACTTTTTCTTTTTACTAACGTTAGAAACTCTACTGCCCATACCAACTTTTAATTTCTCTCTCTTTTTTTTGTCAAGCTGAGACTTGCTCATTTCTGACTTTGTTACAGGTGTTTTTGACGACACTCTTTTTGATGGCCGGCAATATTCATTCTTCCCTCCAGCACCGCAAGCTTTACCAGTTTTAGTATCACTCCACTTTTCCTTTTCCCATCTTTTTAAGCTAGCTCCTTTTTCTGACTTACTTACGCTTCCCTTAGATTTTCTACACTTAGCTATAGCTTGAGAAGCTCTGGCTGATGGAAAAACTTTATAACTTGCTTTTACTTTTTTGTAACACGCATCTTTTGCCATATTATTTTTTTTACAACCTAGTTCCTACAATTACACCTCCTCCAAATAATGCAGCTTTAAACCACCATTTATCATAAAAAGGAACTTTAGGTTTAATAGCATAATTAGTAATATTTTTTACTTCTAAATAAGGATTCTTAGAAGTAACTGTTACTACTTGTTCATTACGTTTAAATAAACCATTCTTCTTTTCTCCAGTTACAATTAACAGATCATTAGTAATACTGATGTTTTTAAAGTCTAGTCCTTTATTGTGGCTATATCCATTTATAGTAATCCAATCATCTACATGAGTAAAAGGTATGTTAAATGTGTCGCACGGTAGAGTATCTGTATAATATACAAGTACATCTTTAAAAACAATTTCTGTAACAATTTTAGTTATGGTTTTAGGTTTTTTAATTCTTAGATCTTTCAACTCTTTAATTAAAGAATCTTTAGCCATTCTTAATTCTTTTTCTGTAACTTCTAAACTTTGATTATAGTAAACAGCTTTTCCTAGTTTAGATTTATAGACCTTTGCTGAATCTTCATAATTAATAATATCCCCCACAGAGTTGCTAAACTGACGGCTGCTATTACAAGTTCTTATATTGAGAGCTAGTAATGCTAATAACCCTACAGTAAGAATTATATTTAGAGTTCGAGATTTCACAATTAAAAGCTTAGCAATAATTCTATTAATTTAGGATGAGGGTATAAATCAGTTTTACCTTTTTGTACATTAGTGTGGCACCATAGTCCAGGATTAGCTGTAACATATTTTACATCACAAAAATCAAATGCCTCAAACGCTCCCATTTTTTTAATAAGTTCTGGAAGTCCTTTAGAAATATCTATACTATCTCTTAATGCTATGTATTTAGACCATTTTTTTAAAGCTTCTATTTGAGCGTCAGAATAATTATGCCAATACTTATGTCCTCTAAATTTTTGTTCTAATTCTATTACTTGATTAGAATGAGCTTCTGTACCAACATAAGTATAAAACTTATTAGGTTGTTTTCTAATCCAAGTTCTTTTACCATCTACTGTTTTATGAAAACCTCCTTTAGTTAAATAACCAAAGTTATTAAGTTCTATACCTACAGAATTAGAGTGTAGCTTACCGCGACCTGTACCCAAGTGCCAACCCCAACCACCTTTAGGAAAAGCTTTTACAAGTACTCCATCAAACTCAGCATTATTGTCAGTGATTTTCTGTCCTCCAAGTACATACTCTGTAGCAACGACACCTCTACTATCTTTACCCCAATGGTCTATAGTTTTATAAGGATTATTCCAACCTGCTGTGTGATGCCAAAATACCCATTCTTTTTTAGTAGGACCTTCAAAGTATTCACCTTTAGGTAAGAAGTGTTCTTCTGATTTATAAGCTTCATCATTAGAAGGTATAACCTTTACAACCACCTCTTGAAATTCTGGAAGTTCTTGAAGGTCTGTTGTAGCTAATGGATCTTCCATAATAACTACTGGCTCTTCTACAAGTACATTTTTTGGTAATGATGGATGTGTAGGCGAACCATCTACTGGAGTGGTTAAATCGTGCTTACCAAAAATCTTTATAAAGAACTTAATTACATCTAGTATTTTTATCATAGTTTGTTTATTTATTTTTTCCTACTACTGACCAAATACTACCAACAAGAGTTAAAACCGCACCAGTAATTTCTGTTACAATCTCTTCATCTATTAAACCTTTGGCCATTATAATACCCCCTACAAATGTCATTGTATGTCTTACAATTCCTAACACTTGTTCTTTTGTTAATTTAATTTTCATCTTCATCTTTTTTAATTGTTAATACATGTAAATTAAAATACTTAGCAATTTTTTCAATTAATCCAAATTGATCTTTCCAGCCAAGTCTTATAAAGTTTTCCAAGTTACTTAAAATATAATTAATTATGACAAAATTACTAAAAAGATAATGCAACCATTTATAATGATTAAAATCATAACCCCAATAAGTTTCTACAGGTCCATAAATAGCAAGTAAATTAGTAAATCCAACCATTAATGTATAGATTGCTAATTTTAAAAATCCTTTACCGAACTTTTTAGTAGACCAACCATAACCATCTTTATACGAAGCTTTTATTCCTGTAAATAACTCTAAACTAAAAAGTCCTAAAATTACTAATATAACTACAAAATGTATTCCTAAAAATGTTTCTATTAATACAGCTATTCCTGTAGCTATTCCTGCAGTCATTGTTGTACTAATCAATGAATCAGGATGAAATGCGCTAGTTAAAAAATGTTGAGTATTTTCATACCCACTTGCTAATATTGT